ACGAGTCCGCGCAAAAAAACGTGGAAGCGGCAGTCCATGTTGCCTACCCCCGAAGACCGTCCGGGCATCAAGTTCCGGTGGATTCGCACCTCCACAATGGGTAACGCAGACATGACGAACGTGTCGTCTCGGTTCCGAGAGGGCTACACGCCCGTAAGGGCAGAGGATTATCCTGAGCTGCAAATTATGTCCGACCTCGACTCGCGCTTCAAAGGCAACGTCGAAGTTGGTGGATTGCTGCTCTGCAGTATTCCGGTTGAGGACGCGGACGCACGCGTGGAAGGCCAACTCGAGATGGCTCAAAACCAGATCGACGCAGTTGACCGCAATTTCATGCGTGAGAACGACCCGCGTATGCCCGTGCTTCGGCCCGAGCGCTCGACAAAAACATCGTTCGGCAAGTGATTGCCGTGAACACAACTCTGTAGATGAAGGAGAGAACCTATGGGTTCCGTCAATGCTCCCTTCGGTCTGCGTGTGACTGGCCGTCTCGACAATGGCTCGCTGGAGGTTTTCCGCCAGTACCCCATCGCGTCGGGTCTCGCCGTCAACATTGCCGCCGGAGATATCGTCAACCTCGTTGACAACGGCACTTCGACCACGATCACCAAGCAGACCGGTACCGGCGACACCTCGACCGATATCGCCATGCTCGGCGTGTTTGTCGGCTGCTCGTACACCGATCCCTCGACTGGGCAGATCACGTTCAGCAACATGTGGCCGACCGGCACCGTTGCTTCGGACGCGCTCGCGTTCGTCGTGGATGACCCGCAGGCCCTGTACGTTGTGCAGGCTGACGAGGCTATCACCAACTCGCTGGACATCTACGGCAAGAACGCCGCGATTGTTCAGGGTGCGGTGAACACCACGTTCAAAGCCTCGCGCGTCGCACTCGATGCGTCCACCATCGGCACCGATGCCAACCTCCCGCTGCGAATCATCGACTACGTCGGTGGCCCTCGTGGCGACGAAACCGGCACCTCGTTCCCGCTGCTGGTCGTGAAACTTAACTACACGCAGCTGACCGCTGCTGTTGGCGTGTAAGGAGGGCTGACAGATGGCTATTTCACGCGCACAGGCCCTTAAAGAACTGCTTCCGGGCCTCAACGCCCTGTTCGGTCTTGAGTACGCCAAGTACGAAAACGAGCATGCCGAGATTTACGAGACTGAGAGCTCCGAACGTTCGTTCGAAGAGGAAGTCAAATTGTCCGGTTTTGGCGCAGCACCGGTGAAACCGGAAGGCTCTGCCATCTCGTATGACAACGCACAGGAATCGTTCACCGCTCGTTACAATCACGAGACGGTGGCCATGGGCTTCTCGATCACCGAGGAAGCCATGGAAGACAACCTGTACGACTCGCTCTCGGCCCGCTACACCAAGGCGCTCGCTCGCGCCATGGCGTACACCAAGCAGGTCAAGGCTGCCTCGCTGCTGAACACCGGCTTCACCACGTTCCAATCGGGCGACGGTGTGACCCTGTTCAACACGGCGCACCCGACCGTTGCTGGCGGCACCAACTCCAACCGTCCTTCGGTTGACGCCGACCTCAACGAAACCTCGCTGGAACAGGCTGTGATCGACATCGCAGCTTACAAAGACGAACGCGGTCTGCTGATCGCTGCCCGTCCGCGCAAGCTGATTGTTCCGCCGTCGCTGATGTTCGTGGCTACTCGCCTGCTGGAAACTGAGCTCCGCGTCGGCACCGCCGATAACGATCTCAACGCCCTCAAGTCGAACGGCTCGATCCCGGGCGGTTACGCAGTGAACCACTACCTGACGGACAATGACGCGTGGTACCTCACCACCGACATCCCGAACGGTTTGAAGCACTTCGTCCGCGTTGCGATGTCCACGTCAATGGACGGAGACTTTGACACAGGCAACGTTCGCTATAAGGCTCGCGAGCGTTATAGCTTCGGCGTTTCCGACCCGCTGGCCATGTACGCCTCGCCGGGCGCCTGATAAGTCCTTGAAAAGCAAGGAAATTCTAAAGAAGGCCCGCTTCGGCGGGCCTTTTCTTTTTGCCATTGACTCCGGCACGCCCCCCGCTTATGTTTCTCGTATCAAATGTCGGAGAAGAAGATGGACTACCCAAAAACCAGAAAAGAAGCCAAAGAGCTTGGCGCAACTCACTACTTCACCGGGGAGCCATGCGTGCGCGGGCATGTGGCTCCGCGGAAAACCAAAGGTGCTTGTGTCGAGTGCATGAAAGAGGACTGGGCCGCAGATAACGAGCGTCGGAAATCGAAGCCTAAATCCGACGCTGCCAAAGCGGCGGGGCGTAGGTACTACGAGAAGAACAAAGACCTCGTTCTCGCCCGGGCCAATAACCAACCACCAGAGCAGCGCCGCTCAGCACGAAATGCGTGGAAAGCCCGAAACCCGGACCATACGCAGGTAATGATTAATGCGAGGCGTCGGAGGCTTAGGAACGCACGCCCAAAATGGCTTAGCGAGGCACATAGGGCTCAGATACGCGCTATTTATCTGGCCGCGCGGCAGCTCACAAAGACCACTGGGGTTAAGCATGTGGTAGATCACGTGGTCCCTTTGCAGTCCGAAGTCGTGTGCGGTCTCCACGTTCCGTGGAACCTGCAGATTCTCACGCACATCGAAAACAGCGTTAAGAGCAACAGGCTCGACTAAGCATCGAACCTAGTGTATCCTTCGCACAGGGTAACATCAGCCACGCAGACAGGACGCCCGACCTGACGATGCACAGACTGCGCGGCGAATCCTTGTGCAAGGGGTACTATCATGGCCAATACCACGTTCAGCGGTCCCGTCCGTTCGCAAAACGGCTTCCAGACCATCTCCGTTAGCCCCACCACCGGGGTCGAAACCCTCACCGGCTCGTTCGGCTTCGGCATCGCGAACCCCGCAGGCGCTGGCATCACCGGTGGTACGGGCACGGTCTACGAGACCTCTGTTGCCCGCAACAACGGCATCGTGACCACCTCGATCATGATCGACCTCACCGGCCTGCAGTCTGGCGGCACGGCTGGCGACATCATTGGTACTAACGGTGCGGGCGTGGCTTACATTGCTCAGGTCACGACTGCCAACAACGGCACGGTCTTTGGTGTTCGTATGACCTGCTATGAGCTCCCGGCTGGCGGCGACACCGACATCGACCTGTACTCGGCTACCGAAGGCACGGGCGTAGAGGACGTCGCAATCTCGACTCTGACCGAGACCCAGATCATCAACTCCGGCACTCTGGCTTTGGGGTCGGCTGTCTTTGGCACCGACATCGCTGCCAACCAGTACCTCTACCTCGTTGGTCAGGGCACCTCGAACGCGGCCTACACCGCAGGTCGTCTGCTGATCGAAATCTTCGGCTACGACGCCTAATAGGAGGACGGCATGTCCGACAACTATGATATCAGCGCTAAACGGGTAACAGCTACTGGTGCCGTTGGCATCGGTCGTGCTCGCATCCGTATGGTCGTAGCAACGCTGAGCGGCGCTGGCCGCATCACCCTCACGAGCGGGAGTGGTGGTGTCACTAAGATCGACTTAGATTTTGGTGCCGCCGGGACTTACGATATCATGTTGCCGGGAACCGGCACCTTGTTTGAGTCCGATCCGTTTGTAGCGACGGCCACCAACGTCACCGCTCAGACTCTGTTCTGGTCGTAAGGAGAAACGAATGGCTCGGGAGCTATCATCCATCTCTCGGTTCGGGCTCACCGAGCCATTCGAACTTCAAGTTGCACGTGGCCAGATCACGGGGCACCGGAGCGTCATCGTGTTTGGTTACAATCCAGACGTCGATACGACCCGCGTGACTGTCTGGCCGTACAGCGGAATCATCCCGCTTCCCGCCGCTGCCCTGCAGATGAAAGTCAGCTCCTCGAGTGCCAACGATACAGCAAACGGCACCGGGGCCCGCACTGTATACGTCGAGGGCTTGGACGCCAACCACGAAGAGATTAGCGAGATCGTCACATTGAGCGGTCAGACAGCGGTACTGACGACGCAGTCGTTTCTCCACATCAACAACGCCTACGTCGCAACTGCTGGCTCGAGCCTCTCCGCCGAGGGCGATATCTACTTCGGAACTGGAACGGTCACGACTGGCGTCCCCGCCACTGTCTACGACCTCATCAAGTTCGACTACAACCAGCGCATCACCGGGAGCTACACGATCCCGGCAGGGTTCACCGCTTACGTGGCGCAGGGCCTGTTCTCCGCAGGACAGCCGGGCGGCTCGGCACAGGTCTCGGGCAGGTTGTTGACAATCGGCGCGGACGGCATTCGCCGCACTGCAGCAATCACCACCGTCAACAACGGAACCGCCGACTACGCGTTTGAGTACCCAATCCGAATCCCCGAGAAGACCACGTTGGAGGCTACCGCACAGGGCAGCTCAAACAACAACGAGGCATCATCCCTCTTTATCCTGCTGTTGGTGTCAAATGGCTAAGAGCCCCGCATGGACCCGCAAAGAAGGCAAGAACCCAAAGGGCGGACTGAACGCCAAGGGTCGCGCCAGCTATAACCGCGCCAACCCGGGTAAGCCGGGGCTCAAGGCTCCTCAGCCCGAGGGCGGCGCTCGCAGAGATAGCTTCTGTGCCCGGATGAAGGGGATGAAGAAGAAGCTCACGTCGGCCAAGACGGCCAATGACCCCAACAGCAGGATCAATAAGAGCCTGCGCGCATGGAAGTGCTGACATGCCACTGAACGCTAAAGGCAAAAAGATTAAGGCCGCGATGGCCAAGCAGTATGGCAAGGAGGCCGGTGCTCGCGTCTTCTACGCCGCTGAAAACAAGGGCTCTATCAAGGGCGTGAAAAAGGGGAAGAAATGATGGCGAAGAAACCGGCACCAAAGTTTGCGCCCTGCGCAACCTGTCCGAACCCAGCAAAATGCAAAGCCATGGGCAAGTGCATGAAGAAGGAGTCGAAGAAATGATGAATCGCGGAAACATGGGCATGCAGATCGCCAACGCCCCGGCGAGCCGTCTCCCTGTTGTCACCCAGCTCGATAAAATGCGCACCATGCCCATGGGCATGAAAAAAGGCGGCATGGTCAAAGGCTACGCCAAGGGCGGGGCAGTCACTCGTGGCGACGGGATGTGCAAAAAGGGCCACACAAAAGGGACGATGCGGTGAGCAAGAAACCCACAAAAAAGGACACCGCCGAAACTGTCGCGGTAGCGGGTGTTGTCGCGACAACCCAAGCTCCAGTGTTCACACCCTGCGCCCAGTGCAGCTATCCTGCTGACTGTGCCCGCGCAGCCAAGTGCTCGAAGGGGTTCAAGTAGCCATGGGCCGCACCAACGAGAAGCTCTGGGAACAGTCTAAGGCACAAGCCAAGGCCAAGATGGGCGGGAAACACTCCGCCCGCGCCATGCAGCTCGCTGGGAAAATCTACAAAGAAAAGGGCGGCGGTTATTCAGGTGAGAAGACCGCCGCTCAGAAGTCCCTCAGCAAGTGGGGGAAAGAGGACTGGGGCACCAAGAGCGGTAAGCCGTCTGGTAAGACCGGCGAACGCTATCTCCCGAAGAAGGCACGTGACGCGCTGAGCCCTGCAGAGTATGCTGCGACAACCCGAGCCAAGCGCGAGGGCACCGCCAAGGGCAAGCAGTTCGTGGCACAGCCGAAACGTATCGCGAAGAAGACCGCGAAATTCAGGGACTAAACCATGGCCGTCATCGTACCCGATCTGCCGGAACTCTTTGAGGAAGCCTTTGAGCGGGCTGGCCTCGAGATGCGCTCGGGCTACGACCTAAAGACCGCTCGCCGGTCTCTGAACCTGATGACGCTTGAGTGGGCCAACCGGGGCCTTAACCTCTTCACCATCGAGTCTGGCACTCTCGCCCTTGTGGCGGGGACCACGACCTACACACTGCCGACTGGGACAATCGACATCATCGAGCATCAGATGCGTACCGGGACGGGCACCGCCCAGACGGACACCGCGCTCGAGCGCATCTCTGTGTCAACCTACGCCCAGCAGACCAACAAGCAGATCACGGGTCGTCCGACCCAAGTGTTCGTGCAGCGCCTGCCGACGAGCACGACGGTGACGTTCTGGCCGACGCCGGATAACTCACAGAGCTACACGCTGTTCTACTATCGCCTCAAGGGCATTGACGGCCTTGCTTCGGGTATCGGCGGAGACACCACCAACATCCCTCCGCGCTTCGTGCCCGCCCTCGTCTCGGGTCTGGCTTACTACATCGCCATGAAAAAGCCCGAAGCCATGGCTCGCATATTGCCGCTTAAGCAGATTTACGATGAGCAGTTCGAGCTGGCTGCTGGTGAGGACCGTGACCGATCCTCGGTCAGCTTTGTGCCGTTCAACACGATGATGATCGGGGGTGTCTGATGCCCGCATACGCAAGGGGAAGCAAAGCCCTCGGTATCTGCGACCGCAGCGGTTTTACTTATAAGCTCTCTGATCTCGTCTATGAGTATCAGAACGGCGTCAAGACAGGCTTCCGAGTGGGCCGCGACATCGTTGACCCAGATCAGCCGCAGAACTTTCTAGGCCGGGTGAAGATCAACGACCCGCAGGCACTGCAGAATCCGCGCCCAGACTACGCTCCGGGCAACGGGTTGTTCGGCTGGAATCCCGTTTGGAACCCTATTCAGGATATGGTAGGGTCTGTTGGAACCGTGACCGTGGTCACAACTGATGGAGAATGAGATGAAGGGCAAGGTCATGGGCGTCGACGCGGCGAACCGCCGGAAGAACGCGAAGTTGAAAGTTACCGCATCCGGGGGCACCAATCCGGGTGCTAACTTGAAGCCGTTGAGCAAGTTGGCTCCCAAAGGCAGCATTCGCCCTCGCACCCGCAGCGACAAGGAAGCCGAAGACGCGGCTGATGCCGCAGCTGACCGCGCCATGAAGCACTCGCAGCCGCCGAAGCTGGTGTACAAAGCTATGGGCGGCAAGCTCAAGATGGTCGAAAAGGGCGGGAAGAAAGTCCCGGCGTTCGCCGCTGACGGTGTCGGCAAGATGGCCATGGGCGGCAAAGCATCCGCAACCACCAAAAAGGGTAAATGAACAT